AGCCTGATCATAAAACCATCGAACGCACCTACGGCCATGCTTGTATATCCCATCCGCATTTGCATCATGTTGTTCATCTGCTCGCTGAGAAGATCCCACTCTTTGCCTAATGCGATCTCGGCCATGTTGTACTGTCCAGTAAGCGCAGTATTAGCAAGGCCATATTCATTATTCATTTGTGATATAGCAGCTTCCCACTGAGCAGAGAGATCTGTATTAGCAAGCTGGAAGTTGCCTTGCATATTAATCTCTCGCAGCCTCTGTACGTTCTGCTGATCGTTCAGCATTGCTTGGTACATATAGTTAATGTCAGCAAGGCTAGCCTGTATCTGCCCCTGCATCTCACTAACCCTAAGCTTGGTGTTAGCGTCAAGCATGCTAATGTCTCTGGAGTTTGCGTCCTGAAGCTTGGCCACAGCCCAGTTCATCTGGTTGGCCATCTTCTGACCCTCCAGTTTAGTGCGCGCATCCAGCTGCCCCAACTCTAATTGCGTAGCTCTCTGCAAGCTAAGCTGCGCGAACTGATTAAGGGCCTGCATATTTTCACTTGCAGCCTGCCTATAAGCATTGGCATCAGACTCAGCGATAGGAAGGGCAGCCCTAACGGCGGCCTGCATAGATGCCCCAGTGCCAGTTGTACCGCCAAGTCCGCCAAGAGCGTTGGCTTGCTCCAGACCCTGTCGCCTAGCGTCCTGAATAAATTTGCTATCGCTATTTAGAAGACCGCTCAGCTGATGACTAGTAAGCTCTTCTTGACTGACCTGCCTAGTGAACGGGTTGATACCTTCAACGCTGACCCTATTTGTGTCCGTAATACTGGGATCATACCCGAACTCTGGGTCCTGTAGGTTTGGATCTTGGCTGATATCTGCAGAAGCAGTATTAAAGGATAGGTTTTCCTGCCAATCAACAGGCTCCCACGGAGTAGGCTCTGTTCCATCGCCAGTTCCGTCTCCATTGGCTGCCTGCTGGGCATTAGCAAGAAGGCCAGCTTGCTGCTGCTGTATAGCCTCAATATCCGGCATGTAGTCTTCTGGATTTGGGGCATCAACGTGGGGGGAATTTTGTGCGTTGGTTGTCATTGCATATTCCTTAGGGGGCTACTGTGTAGTTACCATCATGCGTATAGTTTATTGAATCCAGTGTAAAGAGGAAGCTCCAATCCCACGGTGGTATGACAGCCGGATTGGTTGATATGCCTATGGCTTCAGTAGCGCCGGATACATTCAAATCAAAAGCGGGCGCTGTGTTGACAAGAGTGACAGCCCTTGTCTCGTGTATACGATCAACCTTCTTAGCCCTAACTGAGACATCTGCTGTTAGTTTTACTATGCGTAGAGGGGTGCTTCCGTGGCCACCAAACTTAGACAGCCTGATGCATAGGCCGTCTGTAAGAGTATCCACGTACCAAGTAAAGTAGTCATCTACCTGCGTTCCCGGATATCCTCCCGGATAGTTTAGGATTGTCGTTAATCCGATATCGTTTAGCAAGTTGTTGGCATCAGGTGCTGGGAGAAATCTGGAGTAGTCTGTTTTAATTACTCTGTTAATCTCAGAATATCCTTGATGCTCTACGTAGATATCCATTGATGTAAACTTAACAGATTGCGTTGCATCGTTTGCATGCAAGGGATTGAAGTCCATAAATTTAAATGGTGCCCACGTAGACAGAGAAGACTTTCTTTCTGGGCCAGTAATTTCTCTGGACGCATAAGAGAGTATCTCCATATAGTTTGGATCAACTCGCATTACATGCCCTAGCCTAGTGCCTATTATAATAGACTCCTCACCGTTAGACAATACTTCTGAACTAAGTGCGGTTGGCGCAAAAGTTCTATCGAATCCCCTAGAGTCATCTTCGTAATACGCACCGTAGTGCTGCATGGTAAACGCCAGCGGCTGCTGAGGATCTAGCGGATATGTGGCGGTTATAATTGTTCCATCAGAGAGGTAAACTCTATACTGATTTTTGTTTCTTACTGGAATGGCACCTATGACATGCCTGCCAGCAACATCTGAGTTTAGAACCTTTCTTAGCTGCTCTTGTATTTCATTTCGTAGGTGGTTGCTGCGCCTGCCTACGTCGAACCCGCCAAACTTATCTGATACATCTGCAGTTGTAATGCCAACGGTGTCAACAAATATATTACCAAGAAGGCTATTTATTGTATAGGGAAGCGCACCGCCATTGTCAGTAATAAGGCGCACAGCAAACGCATCCTGTCCTGTTGCGCCACTGCCCTGAAGGTAGTGGATTGAATCAGCGCATGCTACCATTGTTGTGCCCTGAGCAGAGCTGGCCAAACCAGTTACCTGATCTTTGAGCGACCACGTAGTGGCACCATCGTAGGTATTGAAGTTTGTTGGAGACCCAACAGAAGATACCAACAAGTGAGATCCTATAGCCAGCACTAGGTGGCCCCTATGAATTTCTACATGCTTAGGCTTATCCAATGCCGTGTCTACTGGCGTTCTAATAAACGCAAACTCATCGTCTTGGTTTATTAAAAAGGCAGGGCTGGCCCCAGTAACAACAAAGGCGGCCTCTGTATTTTCGTTTCCAGAGAAGGTCCCGGTTCTATATTGATATATGGTCTTTGCAGTATCAAGCTCCTCTAGGCTTGGTAGCAGATTTGCCTGTACATTACGCACTGTGGCAATCAGATCTCCGCCCCCACTTGGAGCGCTTCGAATCTGGTGTCCCGGAAATACCGCGCCCGGAGAAGACAGCTCTCGTACTGTCATCCACCCGCTTGCATTATCAGTTGACCACTCGCCGTCCATAACTTGGACTGAGAATAATTTACCCGTAGATACATCAGACGTGCCGTTGTAAAAATACAGATGCTGCGAGGTTACTGAGTAATGCACCTTAAGGGCGACCTGATCGACGTTTACAGTTCGCACCGTGGAGCCATTTGAATTGCCAAACTGCAAGAGGAGGGTGTAGTTTCCAGAGTTTAGGGTCTCCACATCAATGGAGTCGAGTCCCCACGTATCTAGTTGCCCTCCAAATGTGTACAGGGTGGCGGTGTCTGTATTTATCGGCTGCTTTCCTGCATAGTTTGTAGATAGATACTGCTCTGCTCCAGTTGTGTCATTTCGTATACATATTGTTTTTATGTAAGCGTCCGTGCCAACGGTCTGGTGCGCTAGAACAGTAATCTCTACCCCCAGAATCTTTGCTGAACTCTCTATAACAGGGGCGGCGGCCGCCGGGTCAGTAGAACCTACCAGTAGATTCAGTTCTAATACTCTGCTGTAATCGTTAGGCTGTATTGATGTGGATGCGTAGGATCCGGGAGAACCAGCCTGCATATTAGAAAGCCCAGTCCACGCAGAGTACGTACCAGTGGACGGATACTCGGTGGCTGGGCTATCGAGGTTCAATAAACCTGTGTCTGTTACGGACGACAGCGCGTCGGTATAAATTAGCGGGGCTTCTTCGGCTTGCGGAGCAATGAGTCCATTGTCAAAAGCAATAGAATAACCCAAATCAATATATTTCCAACCACCCTGCAAACTTGCCGCATCTTTTTTCCACAAAAGACCCTTGTTTTGGAAGTTTCTTTCGCCCCCAGCAACTGTTATACCAAGCGTAGTGCCCTTCGTAGTGTTTGTAATAGTAGTGCTGCCCGTCCAGTTCTCGGTATCAGCCATATCAAGGCTTGTCGTGGCGCTTGGGGCCAGATAAAGGTATCCTTCGGCGTCCCCATCTTCCCACGAGCCAGAAAGAAGCTTGTATCCAGCCACCTTAGCTGTAAAAGTGCCCGCTATAGCGCCGTTGTTTACAGATATTTCATCTCCAAACGCAGGCTCGGCTGAACCGCTTACAAAACGACCACCAAAAAAGTCCCTCACGGCGTAAATGCTGTCTTTTAATTGGAAGACGCCAGATATACCACCGACACCAAGCGGATCGGGCTTAAAACTATCCCAAACTGAAGACGTTTCTGCTTGCGCAGACACCAAAGAGCCCAGAAACTTGGGTCCCTCGAAGTCAGCCCAAGATAAAGCCAGCTTGGTTTGGTATATAAACACGTCATCTTGTGCTGAGTTGCCGGAAACAACAAGCGTTGCTCCGCTGGACGTGTAAAATTTGGTGGATCTTCGGGGAGTTCTGCCAGAAACCTCTACAATTGTGAGGATTCTGTTACTTCCGCTCATATCTACATAGTAGATCCTTGCGCTTCCAGCTACGGTGAAGCCGTCATCTGCGTACCAATACAGGTAATCGCCAATATTCCATGTACCAGAGATAGTTGTGTCGCCAGAAACTATATCGGCGTGCCAAAATCTAAGCGGCCCGCGATCCAAGGATGGCCCGACTATGGTTAACCCCTGCGATTCCTCATAGATACCGTCAACTACCTCGAAATTCCTAACGTTACTAAGGCTTCCAAGGGGAGCTTGGAACCTAGACGGGTTGGAAAATAGCCCGCTTCCGCACGGAATGTCTAGCTGTTGGGGCCTATGGACTGTTCTTGGATCAGTCTGGGCCATATTAGTATCTCAAATATCTGGTTCTTGCGCCAGTAAGTACCCCAGCTTTAAGGTAAACTGGGGGACGATGCCGCTCTGCAAGCCTAGCGTGTTGCGCTAAGAATTTGCTTTGCGCTCGAGCTAAGGCTTCTGGCTCTTGATGGTGCTCAGCATACCTGCGTATTGCGTCCCAGACTATTACAAAGTGGTGCCTTTCCGGGAGAAGGGTGCCCCCCGATACCCTAGATCCGGGTGTGTCGGTGTCTGTTTGCATGGTGTCTATATCCCATACGCCGTCATAGCGCAAGGTATAGTTTTGATCTGGGACTGGCCACAGCTGGATAACCCCATCGGGACGCTCTGTTATATAGATTGGCCGACCAGCCTGAGTATCAACCGTATCTTTCACCGTCCTCCAGTCTTCATACATGATGTGCTTAACAGGAGTCTCGTCTGTTTTGGCTGTGGTGTATATAGTTAACGTGCGATAGTTCAGGGTCTCTAGATCTGACGGCATAGCGTACTCGTCAGTTCCAGAGGAAACGGCCAGAGTTTGGTCCAGCCGTTGCCTAAACCACCAGTTGGTAGACTCTTCTTGCAGCTCCCTCCAAGAATCCTGAACCCACGCCTTCCAATCAACCACGCTATCGGTGGCTCCAGATAGCGTTGACGGTAAGGGCGTTCTCATTCCTGATCTAGTAATGGCTTCTTGAACAAGCTGAAGATAGTTCATTGATAGTCTACCTGTTGTCTACTAGCAAGCTAAATGGATACTTGTGTTGCTCATTAGTTACAAGCTCATCCCTGCCAGTCTCTGTGCTCTTGACCACCGAGTACTTGGTTTCAACAGCATCCTGAAGACAGGTAAGCCACTTGCCGTGCATCACCACATCCTTATTGGGCGGGATAGATGCCATCTTGAAGTTAAGGCCAACAATAATGGGCCTTGCATTCGGGTTGTGTTCTCCGGGCTGAACGCGAATCTTCACGTAACCGTTGGGAACCTCAACCTTTTCGTTCATATTAACGACCTTCATCTCCGCATTACCCTTAAACCTGTGGGCTGCGTTGATGATAAGGTCAACAAGAGTCTCCTTCGGCTCGTTGACATTCATATTCATGCCGTAAGCTAGCCTTCCAACATTGCAAAGCTCCGCTTTACTAAGCTTCTGGAGAGACGATCGTGAAATTTCCCCTTCTTCGGGAATGGTCTCATCTACCATTTTACGTCTCCTGATTGTTATTGCCGCCGTAGCGACAGAGTTGTGGGGGGAGGCCGAAGCCTCCCCACCACGTCAGCGATTAGCTGTAGACTGCCTTCGGTGCGATCTCAAGATCCAGCGTGGCGGTACCAGCCGCTGCCGTAGCAGCTGCCGCTTCCACCTTAACCTGAACCATGTAATCGTCCGCAGCGCGGAATACATTAGCCGTAGACACAGCCGTACCACCAGCCTGTCCAATATTGCTATTGGCCAGCCAGTAGTCGTCGTCGTCCGTGCCGGAATCCAGATCGTAACCCAGATCCAACGTCAGAGCCGGAGAGACGTTAGTGTCCATGTCCGTGACAGTAAGAGCGGCGGACCGCACTTCCGTGTTCTTGGACAGCTTAATGAACTTCCACACGTCAGCCGCGCCAAGGTTGTCAGTACCAATACTCAACTGAATACTGATATTCTTGACACCCATGCCGGGACCTGCGTCGAAGACATCGTTGTTACCCTGCCAGCTTGCGTCGGCAAATCGGTCGTGCGCTACATTAGCCATGATTTACCTCCTCAAGAAATGTCCGTAACGCCGACTTCGATGCGCTGCACCCAAGCCTCGTTAAGGATCAAAGCCGCAAAGTACATCTTCCAACCCACGTAACCACGCTGGCCGAGAATGTCGCTCTTGTCGATGCGGTCGGGATTAACGACACGCGGAGACATAGAGTTAGCACCCTTCAGCGGAACCGTGGCGTACGAGTTCTTGGAAACGATGACAACGGGATAAACGTCAACGTTGCTACCAGTAACAACGCAGCCGTTAGGCGTACCGGAACCAGCGCCCGCGAAGGGAGCGAGGACCGGAGAAAGGATGAAGCGGATCTGCTCTACCTTGCCGCACTCGTGATCCGAGATAGGCTGATAGTTGCCGTACCGCTCCACAGGCGTGAAGCCGCTCAGGTCGCGGATATCCTGCTCAACGTCAGTATGCGCAAAGGCTACCCAACCCGGAGCTACTGCTTCGGTTGCATACTTCGGAGAAGCGGAAACCATCTGAGTGATAGGCTTCGCACGCTGCGACTTAAGATTCCGAATTGCGTTACGGAGCAGGTTCAACGTAATAACGTCGTTCACGTCCGTGCGCGCAGCTGGAGTACCAGTGCCGGAATATGCAACGTTGGTGCCAGCCTTCAGAGCGCCCCAAAGAATAAGCTCTTTGGTCTCTGCGGCCTGCTCACCAGCGAGCATAGCAGCATCCTTAAGGACGGGATCCTCAGCGAGGTCGTATACTTTGTCCGTGATTTCAATCACGTCGCCGTACTGACCGAGCGTTACAGGTACGTCCTCGTACTGCATCTGCTTCGGAATCGGAGTCACGCCCTCAACCAATTGGGTCGTGCTCACATTATAAGGGACAGGACGCCGGAACTTAATGTTGTCCGCAGTGTTGCGGGGAAGAGGCTTGGTTTGCGCGAACTTTTCCAAAACTAGGATAGGCTCGGCGTGCTCAAGCATCGTCTTTTCAGCATAAGCTGCCGTGCGTTGGCTGATATCCCCATACTTAGTAGCCATATTAAGCTAGTCTCCTAAGTGAGGTTAGTGTTAACTGCCCTCAACCGCTTCATTAAAGTAGTCCTCATAGGCGGAATTGTTCCCCCTGTCGGCTAACTCCGCAGAGCGCGATTTTGGAGTACTACCCCTAAGGGCAGATTTTCTCCGGGCAGCGGTTTGATCAGCTTTGCTGGAGCTGGGTTTAGATTCTTCTTGAATCTGCGATCCGTAGCGGGCCATCACTTCTCGGTCGGCGTAGGCTGCAAAGTCTTCGAGAACCTTTGACGCATCCTCTACAGTATTGGCTGCGAGAGCAAACTGCTGGTAGCCTTTCGGCTGAGAAGCAAGCCACTCTCTCCAGCGGGGACTGCTGAGTACATCGTCTAGGCCAAGTCCAGTTTCTTCCGTGTTGAAGATGACTTCGGCATTATGCCGCAGAGCTTCCTTTTGCTCCATCAACTGCTGCGCTTGAATTTGCTGTTGGAAGGGGCGTACCTGCCCAAGAATCTCTTCTCTTTCCCTAGCTACCCGCTGCTCTATGATCTTTTTCATATTGCGTGCGACGGTAGGAAATTCTTCCTCGAACTCTCGCAGCTCGTCGTCGGTCATATCTTCAATTGCTTTACCCGTTGGGGAGGCACTTTGTTGTGCGGCCCTGCTAGGCGATTCAGCCATTTGCTGTGCCTGAATCTGATCGAGGCGGCGCGTTAGCGCGGCAACTCTTCCTGTGTTGGATCGGTCGCGGTGGACCAGTGCTTCTACCTTGTGCTTAAGGTCAGGATCTAGCTCTGCGACCCACGCATAGGGGTCATCCTGAGCTCTAGACTTGGTGGAAGTGCCCTCTCCCGAGGCCTGTTCGGCGTCGAAATCTTGGTCTTTGTCTTCGGGTTCAGAGTCATCTTCGTCCTCCGACGGGCTAGAATCGTCGTCGTACTCGTAATCATCTGATGCCGATGGGTCTTCGTCGTCGCTGTTTTCGTTGAACCAATTGGTCAACTCATCGACTACCTGTTCGTCCGTAAGGACTTCTTCATCTTGAATCTTGTTTGGATCCATTCTTATTCCTCCGTTGTGCGAGGGCTATCGCCGTCGCTATAGGGTGTCTGGATCGTAAGCCAGTGAGTTGCGTACAATCCTGCGTAAATCTCGTACCGCCTGTACCTTGCCACGCTTGGTATGTACCTCTGCCTCTGAGGCTACAGTGCGCGGGCTAACCAGCTCATCAAGAGCGCGCTCTTCGTATGAGTCCAGCTGCGTTTCTAATGTGCGATACACCTCAATTAAATCAAGCATTAGATCCCCTCCCCATATTCATGCTTAACTTCAATCTCTCGCTCCAACTTGGCAAAGTCAATCTCAGCCAACCGGAGCTCCATAGCGCTCTTCATATCTTGAATCTGAAGATCTTTCTGTAGTTGCAGAATGCTCTTGTCTTGATCCGCAGCCAGCTTGGCCATAGTAGCTTGATACTCTAGTGCGGCTTGGTTGTTCCTAGCCTGCGCCTCAGCAATCATGCCCTGATATCTGGCCTGAACTTCCTGCGCAGCTATCTGCTGCTTGGCATTATCAAGCTGAGCAGACGCAGCCGCCTGCTGAGCCCTAGCCTCAGCCTCTTGCTGGCGAGCCTGCGCAGTCATTATAGCGGCCTGAGCCTTAAGCATTTCAGGATCGTTCTGCTGGGCTTGCTGTGCAGCTTCCTGCTGCTCTTGCATCTTCTGCTGAACTTCCTCAAGGGATCGGAGAACATCTCCGGTTCTGGTATTATCGACCAGAGCTCTGAAAGCCTTGTTTGGGTCGATGTGCAGCATGAACTCTTCGTTAGAGCTTGCAAGTCCGAGCATTCGTTCAATTTCTTGTGCCCGTATCTGGGCCTCAATTCGTTCTGTAGCACCGCCAACCTCGATCTCAAAGTCGCCTTTGACATCAGGATCTTCACCATACTGCATTTCATAGTGATAGAACCGCTGAACCAAGGGCTTGGTTATATAATCGTCCCAATCCATTGAGGCGGCCTTTTGTATGATGTTGGATGCTGACATGACCATTGCTAGGCCAGTGGTAGTATTGTTGCCAGTAGGAATCTCACCCTGCTGTAAC